AAAGTCTTCAAAACCTGAGTTATCCGGCTCGGAAAAAATAGGCCCAGTGTCTACAGGCCCAGAAGCTACAGGGCCAGTATCTACAGAGCCAGTATCTGCTGGTGTGGATGCAGAAAATGAAGTTCCTGGATCTGAGTAATAAACCGAAGCCAAATCAACGCCATAATTGGAAGCGGCACTGATAACATCATCTAGAGTTGCGCCGGCACCAAGCATTTGCATGGCGAGATCAACAATTTGCTCTCTTGAGTAGTCAGCCATTTTGCAAGCCCATCAATTCACGGCATTGTTAAAAGCAAACGCCCAATCGCGCCAATCTGCAAATGACATAGGCGATGGCACGCCATAATTATTAAATAGCGCAATAGAACAGACTGAAAGGGCAAAGTCTTGCCATCTTTCTTCAGGCACAGGCCATGTAAGTTGTTGTTGCTCGTATTGCTCAGCGACCAACGCCGTCCAATAAGACCATTCCATATTACGAGGGTCATAAATCTGCGTCATGGCGTATAGCCTCTAACGTCACCGGCGTCAACCGATAATAGAATACGACCCATTTGATAGTTGCCACCTACTACGTTGGACTCAAACTCAATACGAATCTCACGTCGTTGCTCTCGCATGTCAATTTTTGTTGTTGTTGGGCTAAACGTATAAGGTGCGCTAGTTACATCGGCTGCCTGTGCGTAAGGTCGACCTACAATATAGCAATTCATATCTTCGGTTTGCACAAAATCTGGCTCAACGCGTTCTAAATGCGTCCAAAAGTTATCACCAATAGGCGTTTCTTGTGCAGGATTGCCTGTAACTAATGATAAGTCATGGGTTGTAAAATATGATTGAATGGCCGTTACAGACGGGCCATCAACAACATCAACACCTACTTCATGTTGCCAAAGCTTGGTATATCCGCCACCGACGTCTTCGGTTCCACCTGCCACCGGATATCTAAAAACTTGAGAAAAATAACCTGAGCTTCGTTTTGCATGTATGCTTTGGCCTGCGTCATACCAAGTCTTTTCTCTGACGTTATAAATAATTGCGTCTGTACACTCAGTTGCGTTCCCTCGCGGATAAAACCACCAGATTTCGCCATAACGGGGGACTTTAGTTGCCCAAACCTTCTGCCGCTGGTTATAGTTAAGGTTGTCAAAGAACCAGTTTTGGTTCATATCATTAGGTATTTCTTGCACAACCCCGTTGTACATCAAAAATCTATCAACTCCACACCAGTAATAAATACCATCATACTCAATCACAGATGAGGAGGAGAGGATGGACGACTGACTGGTGATAATGTCATACCTCCAGAATTGCGGAGGGCTTCCAGTGCCCCCTAGATAGGACACGCGAATCAACGAGTCTAAAGACCAGAATAAACCTGATGGCGCATTGGTACCGCCGCGTACCGGAAGGCCTTTGACAATCTTACCTGTGGCGACGTTAGTCTCATTTGCGTCCGCGCCATTCCAATCTAATGGATTACCTGCTGAGTTGTTTTTAATAAGTCCTGCATTGCCGTAGACAAAAATATAAGGGTGTAGAGCAACCACGCCGCCTGAGACTTGAATAAGACTTCCTGTTGGCGACGTGCCTGATACATCACGCAACGCAGTTAATACCGTGCCTGTAATAGGCCCATATAATACATTGGTATCAGTTGTGGAGTCAATTTGCGCTAAATTTTGGCCAGGATGTACTAAAAGCTGATTAACGCCACCACCAGAATCATATGATGCATCAAATTGATAAAGATTATTTGCATCGGCAGTAAAAACAGCAGTAATGGTAGCAATCGGAACTGAAAAACCCGCGCCTGTGCCACCTATACTTGCAGCCGGTGCAGTTAATGAGTTACCTACTGTATAGCCTGTGCCTGCAGCAGTAATGGTAACAGTTGTAACAGTGCCACCGGAGACAACAATAGTCGCCTTTGCGCCTGTGCCTGTACCACCCGTTAGTGTAACGTCATTATACGTACCATTGGTGTAAGCCGCGCCACCTACTATGGTACCTAACGTTGCAACAGGGCCTGTGAATGTAAAGCTAGAAACACCCGCGCCTACGCCATTGTTATCAACAGCGATAACCTGTATACCCGAAGCATGCGATGTAAAAATACTATTAAGACCGTTTGCGGCGTCTACAAACATGCCCCGGGTTGGCCCAAAAATTTGATCAGATATTCTTTTAACGCCTAATATTTTTCTAGGCCTACCACGCTGAAAACGGACCCACAGGCCATCAGAATACTGATCGCCATCTAAAACAGTCCCATCCCTACGTATTCCCGGCTGGGTGTTGATCGTAATGACTTTTTCAGTCATTAGAATGCGCCTCCTGAAAGGCCTTGTGATGTTAAAAGCATCTTGGCAGTGCCGCCAACAGACCAGCCAATTGCAGATCCACCGCTAGGTCGATACATGCCAGTATTTGTTTCGCCAGTAAAGTTTAAAGAAGGCGCAACGGCCGAGCCGTCAATGATAGATATGGCAGATCCGCCAACAACAACCGACGTAGCACTCAATACGTTGACAGAATCACAGACCAGAGTTGCCTGCTGCGATACCGACAATGATGTATTGTTTCCGCCGACGACACCAGTCGTGAAGATAACATTTGCTGTTCCTGACGTCTGATTTAAGGCGAAGTAAACCTGAACCGCAGCAGGCAAAACAATCGTTACATTGCTGTTAATTGCAGTTCCGGTAACTTTGATAATCGTATTTTGCGCTTGCGCCGGTGTTAGCGTGTAAGTAGAGCCCGAAGTAACTGGAAGCGTAAGCTGTGAGTAAGCAAACGTCGTTTCTTGGCCTAAGCCGACGGTATAAAATGCCGATCCAGAACAACAAACAAATGCAGAGTCGTTGATCTGCAAAGCAAGCGTTGATGAACCATTAATAAGCTCGGAACCGTCGGGATCGATTGTCAAAAGACCCGTCCCGCCGTTGCGGACCATCATAAACCAATCATCACCAAGCGTTCCTGCCGAAGTCAGACTAAGCGTACCGACGCCACCAGTCCAAACCAAAGTTTTGGCACGATAGGTCGCGTCGGCAGTAAAACTGCCGCTCGTTGTGGCAACAGGATGAGATTGGTTTAATGTTGTTGTTATGGCCTTAAGGCCGTATCCGGCAAGAGACGCTGCATCGGCAGAGCTTGAGCCGACACCAAAAGCAATAACACCCCAAGTGCCCGTTGTAGTCGGATTGGCAGTAATATAAATATACTTTGCTTCGCCGGCTGCGATTGCTACAATCGTATTAACGCCTTCAAAATCTTTAACAGTAAATGTCGTACCGCTAACGTTTCTAATAAGCGCATCTTGTCCAACTGAAGCCTGATTTGCCGGTGGCATATAAAGTGATAGGCCGCTTGCAGATGCAGTAACTTGCATAATACGAGCAGCGTAATTATCTGTCGCAGTGCCATTAATAGGCCATTCTAATTGCGTATTCGCAGATAGCGTAATTGCGCGATACGAAACATCGGTAGGCTGAATGACATCGCCTGTAAAAGGTGAATTATAGCTCATAATTAACTATCCACTGCTATAGCTTGACGATCGGCAATACGGAGCTTATCTTCATTAATCAACGCTTCCATGATGCCATTGTATTGTTGTTGCCACATACCAATGCGTGGGTCATTCTTTAAGAATGGCATTGCTTGCAGCAACGAGCCATATAATAAAGCTTGCGGCGCGTACGCTGTAAACCAATTAGTTTGGTTAGAATCATCAAGCGGTTGCACACGTTCATAATAAAGTACCTCAAAAGCGTAGGCTTGATCAGGAGTAGGCGCAATAAACCAGTGATCGTAGTCGTAATCTGCATAATACAGCGGCTGATCAACTGCTGTAGGGTTAGGCCAGTAATTACGAAGATACTCGTATTTGCGTAACAGTACAGGCTGTCTATCTGTATTACTAGTTAGATTAAATGATACTGTTTTACGCCAACGAGCAGGCTTGGCAATAATTGGGTCATTGGCAGTCATTGTGCTTGTATTCACAGTTAGATTGCCAAGTGCTTTAAGCTGAGACGCAATAATTTGCTCAGCCAGCATAATAAAAGTTGGAATCTTATCAACCGTTGCCGTATCGGTACGCTCCAGATAGGACTGGATGTCCGCTGCAAGTGATGTATACGTCATGACAACAGCAGGCATATCGATTATCCTTTCTTGCGTGCCATGGCCATATTATCAACCAAATTTGGATAAGGGCGCCCTGCGGCTTTTGCCCTTGCTTTAGCTGCCGCTTTTTTCTGCGGCGACAAAGGCTTTGATTTACTTAGTGACTTTGGTCGCTGTTTTTCCCAAACAGGCTTAGCTGTTGCCATTGTAAACCCCCTTTAAAGGTTATGACATAGTTTTATGACAATAAAGCAGCTTCGGCAGCGCGACGACGAGTAAGGCCAGGAAGAACCCTTCCGGCAGCTTTATTCCATTTTGTACATTCTTCGGCTGCACCATGCCAATCCTCCGCATCAATACGCTTTTTGAACGTGCTTACCCTGTAATTGCCAAGGCCACAATTGTAGACCCAGCTAGTCAC